TTATGATGCCCCTGTTCTTTCTAGAATCCTTGAAATCAAAATACAAGCCAAGATCATAGACACCCTTGCCTTGTCTTGGTACGTTTATCCCGAGCTATCCAAGCATGGCCTTGAAGCATGGGGTGAAAGGTTTGAGATTAAGAAGCCAAAGGTTGATGACTGGGAGAACCTAGATATAGGTGAATACTGTAGGCGGTGTGTTGAGGACGTTAAGATCAATACTGCCCTATGGGAGAACCTACTATCCTATCTTACCAATCTATACAACGATGAGAATCATGATAGGGTTATTCGTTATCTTTCGTTGAAGATGCGTTGTGCTGCACTTCAAGAGAGATCTAAGTGGAAGTTGGATGTTGAGAAGGCTAAGTCCTTGTTGTCTGATCTTGAGCAGTCCTATCAAGAATCAATTGACACACTGTTTGCTGTAATGCCTGAAGTAAAGAAGATCAAGAAGTGCAAGCGTCCAGCAAAACCATACAAGATTGACGGATCTCTCTCTGCTACTGGAATTAAGTGGAAAGAAATAACCGAAGAGGCTGGGAAAGACTTTGACACAAAAGAAGCTATAGAGGTTGTGGTTGGAACAGAACAACCTAATCCTGGAAGTGTTCAGCAAATAAAGGAGTGGCTAAAGAGTCTTGGCTGGAAGGCTGAAACATTTAAGTTCTCAAAGCAAACAGGCAAAGCAGTAGAACAGATCAAGGACAACGATGGAAGTCTGTGCAAGTCAGTAACTAAGATGTTTGACAAGCACCCTGAACTTGCTCACCTTGAGACTATGACTGTGGTTAAGCATAGAATAGGATTGGTAAAAGGGTTCCTTGATAACGTAGACTCAGACGGATATGTAAAGGCTGAGATACAAGGGTTCACTAACACGCTGAGATTTAAACACGCTGTCTGTGTAAACATTCCTTCAAGCCGTAAGCCGTATGGTGCTGAGATAAGATCACTACTTACTGTTCGTAGTCCAGACAATATACTCTGTGGCTCAGACATGGCATCACTTGAGGATCGCACTAAGCAGCATTATATGTGGGACTACGATCCAGAGTACGTTAAGGAGATGATGACACCAGACTTTGATCCACACCTTGACCTTGCATTGTCTGCGGGTGCTTTAACTGAACAGCAGGTTGTAGATTATAAGGCTGGCATCCAACCAGAAGAAGTGGTTAAGATCAGGCATATATACAAGGGCGGTAACTATGCCTGTACTTATGGTGCTGGAGTGGCTACCCTTTCTCGTCAACTAGGTATCAGTCAGGAAGATGCTAAGACAGTACGAGAGGCATACTGGAAACGTAACTGGTCTTTGGAAACCATTGCTGACAACGTAGGAATACGAAGAATAGAAGGCGGCAAGATGTGGTTATGGAATCCTGTTGCAAAGATCTACTACAACCTTAAAACAGAAAAGGATAAGTTCAGTACGCTAAATCAGGGTACTGGTACATTCTGTTTTGATATGTGGCTTGCTTATATCATTCAGGAAAGACCACAGCTTACAGCACAGTTCCACGACGAAGTGATCTTAGAACTGCATGAAACCAAACAAAATGATATAAAGGAGTTGTTGAACAAGTCTATACAAAAAGTCAATAAGTTGTTACACTTGAATCGTGAATTAGAATGCGACATAAAGTTCGCTAAAGATTATTCTGAAATCCACTAAGGAGATTATCATGGCTTTTGAACGAGCAATGAGTCAAGAAGTATCTAGCAGTAAAACCGAATACTCAAACCTTATACCTGGTGAATACGAAGGAAGGCTGGTGTATGTAGCTGATCTTGGTATGCAGGAACGAAACTATGCAGGGGAAGAGAAACCACCATGCCAACAGATCTCACTCTGTGTTGAGGTACTTGATAGCACTGTAACTATTGATGGCAAAGAAGCACCACGCATTTTGTGGACTAAGCCTTTTAATATCTTCCGTACTATGTCTGGACTTGGCAAAGAACTTGAATACTACAAAGCATTCAAACCATCAGCGGAAGAAGGTCAGGTTGCTGACTGGGAATCTGCACTGGGTATGCCATGTACTGTAGTGATTAAGAACAAACAAGTACAAGACAAAGTATACGATGAGGTTGTAGGACTTGCTCCTATTCCAGCTAAGTACCGAGACTCAGTAAGTAAGTCTAGTTTTACAGATCAATGTTCGGCTGGTGCTGAGGATAGCGATAGCCCTGCAATCAAGTCTCTGTTTGGGTTGGCTAAGTACATTCATGAGAAGCGTATTACTGAATCAAACAAGCCAGAACTTAAGGCTGTGAAGTCAGACGCACATGAAGAGTTTGATGACGACATCCCATTCTAAGGATTGTTACAATGAAACTTCTGATTGATGGCGACCCTATTGTTTATCGGATAGGGTTCGCTTGCCAAAGTACGGACAAGGAAACGGGGTTGGTTACGGCTGACCCCGATTCGTTTACGCTACATAGTTGTAAGTTGTTTGTAAATGGAATCATCAAGGATACGCAATGTGAATCCTATAAGATATTCCTAACTGGTAAAAACAACTTTAGACATAAGATTAGGAGTGACTACAAAGAAAACAGATCAGGCTCAAAGAAACCCTATCATTACGAAAACATTAGGGGCTATCTGATTGAGTACTATGACGCACAGGTTGTAGACGGAATGGAAGCTGACGATGCAATGGCGTTACTCCAGACTGACGATACCGCAATAGCCACCATTGATAAAGACTTGTTGATGGTTCCTGGCCTTCACTATAACTACATTAAGAAAGAGTGGAAAGAAGTAACAGAGGAATCTGGTACTAAGTTCTTTTACACTCAGATGTTAACTGGTGATAAGGTTGATAACATTATTGGAATCAATGGTATTGGCCCTAAGAAAGCTGAGAAACTATTGTCTGATAACGACAGGGAAACTTGGGACAGTCTGGTTATTGATCTGTACATTGAAGAGTTTGGTGAAGACGGGTTCCAAAGAGCAGTTGAGAACAGCCATCTGCTATGGATGCTTCAACGCGGTAGAACAGTGCCAATGGATTTTCATAATGCCAACCAGAAAGAAAGCAGTAACAAGAAGCAAAGCAAAAAGCAGCAAGTACAGGAGTAGTTTAGAGGCTAAGTTTGCAGCGAATAACAGTGGCAAGGGTTATCAGTACGAACCATTCTCAATGCCATACGTTATGAAACGAAACTATAAGCCTGACTTTGTATTGGATGACATCCTGATTGAATGTAAAGGTTTCTTTCGTCCTGGTGACACCCTAAAGTACAAGTCAATACGAGATAGCCTGCCAGACTATGAGTTAGTTTTTGTACTCTCTGATCCAAACAAGAAAGTACGAAAGGGAAGTAAACTAACAATGGGCCAGTGGTGTGAGAAAGAAGGAATCAAACACTTCACTGTTTACGAAGACAAGAAGCTAGATAACTACATACAAAGTAGGAGGAAGCATGAAGATAGCAGTGATACCTGATTGTCAGATTAAGGATGGTGTACCAACAGACCATCTTGAATGGGCTGCAAAGTATATCGTAGACAAGAAACCAGATGTGATTGTAAACCTTGGTGACTTCTGGGATATGCCTTCCCTTAGTAGTTACGATAAAGGGAAGAAGGACTTTGAAGGTCGTAGGTACAGCAAGGATGTAGAGGCAGGTAATAGGGCAATGAACTTGTTTCTTGCACCAATCAAGAAAGAAATCAACAGACTAAAACGAAACAAGAAAAAGGGTTGGAACCCAGCCCTTGTGTTTCTACTTGGTAATCATGAACAACGGATAGAACGTGCTGTAAATGCCGATGCCATCTTAGAAGATGTGATTGGCTACCACGATCTTAATCTATCTGATTGGGAAGTGTTTGACTACCTAGAGCCTGTAATTATTGGTGGTGTAGGGTTCTCTCATTTCTTTACGTCTGGTGTAATGGGCCGTCCTGTATCAAGTGCTAGGGCTATGATTACTAAGAAGCACATGAGCTGTGTTATGGGCCATGTACAGGACAGAGACATAGCGTTTAGTAGGAGAGGTGATGGGACAGCTATCACTGGTATCTTTGCTGGGATATTCTATCAGCACAGTGAAGGCTATCTAGGACATCAAGGAAACAATAACTGGTCTGGTATCTGGATGCTGCATGAGGTAGATAACGGCAGCTTTGATGAGATGCCTGTTTCGTTAAGGTTCCTTAAAGACAAGTATTCAGATAACAAAAGGAAAACAAAATGCAAATAGTATTTATGGCTGAATGTGGACTGACACCAACCTTTAAGCCACTATCTTTTAGCAAAGAATCTGGAAGAATTTTGTTATTTGGTCTACCATTGTTTGGCTTCTGGTTGCCTTACATTGGGTTTACCACTTTCTTTATTGACGAATCAGAACTAGAAGAAGGTGTAGAAGTAGAATGTTTCTTAGTACAGTTCGTACTGTTTGGGTTTTTTATTGTTTATAACGTATTGGAGAAAGAATAATGGAACTGGGTTTATATGAATCCTACATTCACAAGTCAAGGTACGCAAGGTATCTACCAGAACAACAACGAAGAGAAACGTGGGAAGAAACAGTAGCACGTTATATTCACTTCTTTGATAAGCGTACTGGCCACAAGTACCAGAAAGACTTTCAAGAGCTAAGAGAAGCTATCCTGGATTTAGAAGTCATGCCAAGCATGAGGGCATTGATGACAGCAGGAGAAGCCCTTGATCGTGATAACGTAGCTGGGTTTAACTGTTCCTACTTAACTATTGACCACCCTAAAGCCTTTGATGAGATGATGTATATCTTGATGTGTGGTACAGGTGTTGGTTTCAGTGTTGAACGCCAGTACATACAGAAGCTACCTGATGTTGCTGAGAAGTTTCATGATACTGATACTACAATCGTAGTGGCAGACAGCAAGATTGGATGGGCTAAGGCTTATCGTGAACTGATCTCATTGTTGTACAGTGGTCAAGTCCCATCTTGGGATATCTCAAAGATACGCCCAGCAGGAGCAACACTTAAGACTTTTGGTGGTAGGGCAAGTGGCCCTGAGCCATTGGTTGATCTGTTTAACTTTACTGTCTCTGTATTTAAGAAGGCAGCAGGACGTAAACTAAGCAGTATTGAGTGTCATGATATCTGTTGTAAGATTGCACAGATCGTAGTAGTTGGTGGTGTACGTAGGTCTGCCCTGATCTCACTCTCTAACCTTTCAGACGATAGAATCCGTAGAGCAAAGCATGGTCAGTGGTGGGTTGAAGAACCCCAACGTGGTCTTGCAAATAACTCTGCTTGTTACACTGAGAAGCCTGACTTTGATGCCTTCCTAAATGAGTGGGTTTCTTTGTATGAATCTAAGTCTGGTGAGCGTGGTATCTTTAGCAGGGTAGCCAGTAAGAAACAAGCAGCTAAGAATGGGCGTAGGGATACAGACCACGAGTTTGGTACTAACCCTTGCTCTGAGATTATTCTTCGTCCTAATCAATTCTGTAATCTGTCTGAGGTTGTTGTTCGTGCATGCGATAACATTACAATACTAAAGCATAAGGTTCGTATTGCTACGATTCTTGGTACACTACAAGCAACACTAACAGACTTCAGGTATCTCAGATCAGTATGGAAAAAGAACACAGAAGAAGAGGCATTGCTTGGCGTTTCTTTGACTGGGATATTGGACAATGCTGTTATGTCTGGGCAATGTACTACTGGAACTGGGTTTGACCACCCTAACCAGCCTGATCTGCCAAAAACACTTGAAGTACTTCGTCAAGTAGCAGTTGATACAAACAAAGAGTGGGCCAAGAAACTTGGTATCAATCAGTCTGCTGCTATTACTTGTGTTAAACCCTCTGGTACTGTATCACAGCTTGTAAACTCTGCCAGTGGTATTCATGGACGATACAGTGATTACTATATCCGTAGGGTACGTGCTGATATGCGTGATCCTTTGTGTCAAGTCTTAAGTAATGCTGGTGTGCCTTGGGAAGTAGACGTTACAAGCCCAACTACAGCAGTGTTTAGCTTCCCACAAAAGGCACCAGAAGGTTCTGTAATGTCTTCAGATCAAACTGGTATGGATCAGCTTAAACTGTGGTCTATTTACCAAGAGCATTGGTGTGAACACAAGCCATCCATTACTGTGTACTATAAGGACAATGAGTTCCTTGAGATTGGTAACTGGTTGTACAACAACTTTGATGAAGTAAGTGGTGTATCTTTCTTACCCTACTCAGACCATAGCTATGAGCAAGCCCCCTATGAAAAGATTACGAAGGAACAATATGAAGAGTTGTCGCAGAAGATGCCAACAAAGATTGATTGGAATATCAATGAAGCCTCAGATCAAACTGAAGGGGCGCAGACATTAGCTTGTACTGGAGGACAGTGCGAGATCTAAAAACTAGGGGGCCATTGCAGCCCCCTTTTTTATTTCTTTTTGTTTTTCTTTTTCTTCCCTGCTTTTGATAGTGCAATAGCAATAGCTTGCTTCTGCGGCTTCCCAGCTTTTATCTCCTTCCTGATATTCTCAGAGATTGCTTTCTTTGACTTGCCTTTTACCATTGGCATTTGATTTATCCTATCACCACTTAGTTTTATCAGCCCAATAGGCTGCACTCATCTTACCCTTTGCAATGTTCTTAGCGTGTCTTGCTTTGAATGATGCACGTTTCTTCTTCATCCTTTCTGACTCACCAGCTTTAGGCTTACCAGCAGTCTTAGCACCCTGTTCTCCAAACCGAATGGTCTTGATTTTATCCCCTTCCTTAGCAACTACAACATGGGACTTCTTAGGGTGATTAGGAGTACGTTTTGGTTTGTTGTAACCTGATACCCCTGCACGTTCTAGTCTTGAGTCTTTCTTCATTTAGTTAAGCCCTTCTGTTTTTCGTATGTTCTTAAACCACCCAGCCCAAGCATACCCAACAGGATAGTCATGAGACTGCTCATATCAAACTCTGGCAGGTTTTCTATTGGTGCCCCATACATAGCAGCAATAAATACAATAAACGGCTGTATGACGAAATGGTAGCCCATAGAGACACTACATATCCAACCAACAGAAGGCCGCCAACCACTAACAAATAGTGACTGGCTTTTGGCTTCTTCTTTGTTTACGTCAACCTGGGCTAGTGAGATCTCATGTGCTTGTTTCTCTGCAAGTGTTGCTATCTCATGTGCCAGTTTGTTTCTCTGGTCCTTGTCTTCTATAAACTTATCAAGAATACTAGAAACAGGGCCAACAAGTGATCCAATTAGATTTAGCATTGGTTAGTCCTTATTCCATTTTTCCCAGTTCTCTAGCCCACCACCAAAAAAGTTGTACCAAATCTTACCGCCAACAGGCAGCTCTCTTATTACTTTTTCTGGCAGAACATCACCAGAAGTAACTAAATTACCTACGTCTGTCAATATAGCATCTATTGAAGACATTGGTGGGGCTAGTGTATTGGTTATAAAACCACTAACGTCACCCCGCTTAAGGTACATTGACCTTGTGTAGTCGTTTATACCAACAAGTTTTGTAAGGTTTTCAAAGTAGTTATCTTCTGCAATGTCGTTTAGTTCAAAACCCCTACCAAGCAGGCCATCTTTTACTTCGTCAACAGTAGCTCCGGTAAAAGGAACAAGTGTCATGTATTTTAAAAGATTCTTTCCAGCCTCAAGCTTGTTTCCTGAATTGTATTGTTGAATAATGTCTCTACGAAGTACATCAAGCTGTTTAATAGTGAAAGATTTTAACGAGTAAAGTATTCTTCCATTTGGACTGTTCAAATAAGACAGTGGCATTTCTGAAAGTGATATTGGTTGTAGGTCTGACAGCTCATTCCAAAGATAAAACTTAACCCTGTCCGTCATCTCGCCAGATTTAAGTTCATTGATGAGCATATCAAACTCATCACCCATTGCTTTTTTATATTTACTTGCTAGTTTAGAAACGCCTTTATCACTCTTAGACATTGCACTTGCTTTTCTAAGTGCAGAATTAAGGACAACGTTTTTACCAAGCTTGTCTACTTTTTTAAACCCACCAAAGAACAATGCCTTTTCTAAATACCTAGATGTATCTAATACATTACCAAGTTCGTTTGCAATAATGTTGTCTAAGCCAAGCTCATCCATTGTGATTTTGTTTTTACCAAACATAGCAGCTATAGTATTTCTCATACCATTTGCATAAGCAGATACACCAATATCACCAATCTGTGTTAGTGCAGAAATAGGATTAGCAAGTGTAGTGCCATAGCCAACATCACGAATAAATCGTAGTGATTTAGTTGGTGCTACTTCGCCCATACCAAAACGACCATTTAACAGTTGACTTAGTTCATCTGCACCAGAGTAATCAAGATCACCACTCTCAAGCTGTCTTGCAATTAAATTACCAACCGATGCCTCTGTATCAAGTTTTGTGTTATCAATGTTTACAGCATCACGACCAAAAAACCTTCTCCTTTCAATGTCGTTAGCTGTACTTCTTATGTACCTTTCTAAAGACTCTGCTGGAGAATAATAGAAACCAGAAATTTCTTCAGTAACCTCTGGTAGCTTTCTTTCTTTAGTGAAACTTAAACCACCTTTCATTTCTTTTGGGACATAGCCGCGAACAACCTTATTAACTACGTCTGTTCTGATTTGCTCTGGTATGTCTTTAATATTTTCTACACCAAGTTGTTTTGACTTTAAGTACAATGCCTTTTCAATCATACCCCTACGTGGAGCATCCAGTGCTTGTAACAAACCATCATAGTCTTTTACAACTCTAGGAAAGTAGTCTTTAATCTTGTCAACGCTGTAACCAACTTCAGTAAGTTCTTTGTACATATTGTCCAAGAACCCTCTTGTCTGATTAAGTGCAGAAGATCCACCAACAGAGTATTGTTCTAAAATATTAGATGCTGTTTTAATATCACCATTAGCCAAACTAACACTTAGCTTAGGCATTACTTGTTTTGGAACTTGCTTTAGTGCCTTAACAAAAGGAACAACTGTTTTTTCTGCGTCTGCTACCCTTTTATGTACGTTGTACTCGTGTTGCCTTAACCTTAAAAATAACCTTGGGCTATACTTTTTAATCCTTGTTGAGATTGTACCAAGCAAGTTATCAAGTAGTGGATTTTTTGTACGAGCAACATTAACATTGCCAGGAACAGTCACATCGTTTGGTGTACCACGCCCTGCAATACGTGAAGTATTTTTCATTACCCTTTGTGAGTTAATACCTACAAGTCTTTGTGCAGCCAGTATGGATTCTCTATTTAGGCCACCAGGATCATAACCTTTTGGTTCTCTATAAATAGGTTTGTGATCTGATTTGGCAGCAGCTTCTAGCATTTCGTTTGTTGTAAGACCTGTACGCTCTCTTACATAAGCATTAACTTCTGCTCTAGGAACATTGTTAGCCAATGCTTCATCCATAGCATCTTGTATTTCATCAACCCTTTGATTTGCTAGTCTAAGTGTTTCTGCATCCCTTTTAACTTTTGCTTTGTTACCGATTGTTTTAACTACTTTACCAATAGCAGCACCACCAAGAGCAGACACAGCACCTGTAGTTGCAGCTTTTGTAGGATCTATTTCTCCTTCTAATGCAAGATCATCTACCATAGAATAGGCAGTACCAAGCGCACCACTAATAGCAGCAATACCCCTAATAGTTGCTGCCTCTGGTGCAACCAAAATCAAGGGGTCAGCAAAAGGAGCAACAACACTGCCAATAGTAGTTGCTATGCTGTCTTCATCTTGTTCAGAAAGAACTGGATACTCTTTTGCAAGATCTTGATTTCGCTTAGTAAGAAGAACCTTACGCCTATCATCGTACGAAAGACTACTAAAGCCTTCTCCATAAAGTTCGTCTGGAGATTTGTAGTCAACAATACCATCTTCACCAAGAATCTGAAGCTCACCAATTGGTAATTTTGCCTCCAGCATTAACCCAAAGTTTTGAATCAAAGACGGAGTACGATCAAAACCATACATAAATTCATCAAAAGAATTTGATTGTTCTTGTGCTGGCTCCTGTGGCTGTTCAAATCTTTTATACAAATCTTCAAGAGTAATTTGATTAGGATTTTCCATTTATATATGCCTATTTGTTTAGGTAGTCCTGCCAGTTAATAGAGCCTGTGAAATTATTATACAAGCCCTGAATTTGTTCTTTAGTTGGCAAAGGGCTTGTTAGGTCTGCAATGGTTGGAACACCAATAATATCACCAAGAGTACCCATACTTGCTTCTGTCTGTTTTGAAGTATTATTATTGTTATTGGTTGGCAATCCTTCTGGGAAAGTTGCCTCTACAGCAGTTTGTGTTTGTTGTGCAGGTTGCTCTGTCTGTTTGTTTTGTTTCTGTTGTCCCCTCGGGTTAAACCTAAGACCACCACCAACCCCAAACGTACTAGGTTCATTTGTGATATAACCTTTTGCTTGATACTCTCCAAGCAAACTACTAATTGCCTGTGTATCACCCATCCAAGGTTTTTCAAGACTACCCTCTTCAAATTCTTTACTGTAATTATTCTTAAGTCTCGAAAGATCCTCTGCAAGCATTCTTACAACAACAGGTTGTGTTTCTTCACCAAAATCTAAATCATTCATTGCAAAAAATGAAGACACTTGTTCGATATCATCCTTTGTTGCTTCGGCTATAAATGCTTTTTGTTTCTTAGCACCAATTATTTTTTCAATTTGATCTACAGTAAATCCAGCAAGTGCCATTTTTTGTGCTTGTGGGTTATTAGGATACGCTTCAGAAAGTGTTTTTCGTTTCTCTGACTCTGCTGCCCTTGCTGCATCTTTTTCTGCTTTATCTTGTTTAAATCTTTCTTGTGCAGACTCTATCTGCTGACCAAGCCTAAGATAATCTGTTGCAGTTTTAATATCACCAGCTTTGCTATAGGCATCAGAAAGCAAATAGAACCTTCTTGGATCATTACGATCAAGTTCAGAAAGTTGCTCATTCAATGCAGCTTGCTGTGCCTCTGCCTGCCTTGCCTTTTCCATTTCTGGATCAACACTTGTGTCTTTAAACAACATAGCAGCACCAAGTCCAAGCAAAGATCCAATATCTTGAGCAGCTCTTTCTTCTTTTGTTGGAGCCGTAGATGGAGATAAAAGTTCATTCCTTTGCTTCTTACGTTCATATTGTAGTTGGTAAGGGGTTTTACCAAAAATACTTTCAATCATTCCGGCCATTTTGTTAACCTATAATTTATTATAAAAAGGGATTAGAACTAGCTCGTGCTGATGACATAAGAGTAGAATTCATCATTGGTGCAGCAGGATTAGAAAACATGCTCCATGCCTGAAGACCTGTTTTAGCGATATTAGCAGCAGAACCAAGACTACCAAGCATTCCACCACCACCACTTTCTGTTTCAGTAAAAATAGAGTTTGCATAGGCATTTGCACGAGCAGCTTCAAGTTCAGCAGCTTGTCCAACAAGACCTTGTTCAATACCAAGTACAGAACCAGCAGTACCAAATGCACCCTGATAACCACCAAGCAAATTAGCAAGTTGTTGTTGTTGTGCTGCTTGATTAAGTGCATACTGTTGCTTTGCTTGATTAAATGCTTGTTGTTGTTCACCAATAGCAGCAGCACGAGAACTAGCATAGGCTTCTTGCAGTGCTTGTGACTGGCCTCTGCTTAAACCAAACGCATCTGGTTGTACCATCCCACCAGCACCTGCACCAGCAGTTTCACCAGCAAGCATAAGCCCCATACGACCTGATCCAAAAAGATCAGACTGTAGCTTTTGACGTTGCTGTGCAAAGACGGGATCAAGAGCAGCTTGTTGCTGTGTAAAGTATTCCTGTGTTGCTTGGTCTATTCCCTTTTGAAAATCAAACTGCTCAACTGGTGCTTGTGCTTGCTCTAGGTACTGAGACAAAAATCCAGATGCAGCATCAAGACCCTGACCATAAAGCTGTTGAAGCCTTGGATCAAGATTTTGGGAAAAAGTCATCCCATACTCGCCATTCCTTTTTGCTTTAGTACTTCCAGCAAGGCTTGTATAAGTATATGGTTGAAACTGTGCGCCAGGCATTGAAACTGGTTTACTTGAAGAACCACCACCACCACCCATTATACTGTCTCCTCTACAGGTAACTCATAGGCTACAAATCGTTTTTTATAACCATCATTTTTAAAAAACCTTTCCCAACCAGGACGGCCTTGTGATTCAATACGATCACATCCAATTGAGTAGGCAAATTTTTGTAGTGTTGATAACATATCGTATTTCCATAGTTTAATATCAAAACCAGCAAGAAAATGAACAATTAGGGTTTTGATTTGTGGGTAGTCAATTGGCTCTGTCACAACAAATGAATAAATTACTCCATCATCATGAGCAACCCAAAGTTGTTGGTTTAGATTATTCTTAATACCATTCCTAATATCATTTGCTGTGAATCTTCCGTAAGTGTATTTAGCAGCATCCTCTACGTAGTCTTTAATTTGATTCCAGATTAAATCTACTTCATGATTTGGGATCTTTGCTATTTGCATATTAGTTACCAATTGCAATCCAAGTTGTACCACCAC